AGTGGAAGCAAAGACCGAATCAAGAGAATCACTGGTTCGACACGTTTGTTGGCTGCACTGTTGCCGCGTCTTTGATTGGTGTGCCGTTACCCGGTGGCGCACAAACTCAACCGACATCGCGTCCCAAGCCAAAAGCACGTCGCTCGTTCGTCGATTTTTAGGATAGTAAGATGGCAAAAGCGAAACGCAAAACACACCAGCAGGCATCCGGCATCACGATTCCGACAAAGTGCCAGCAATGCGGCAGCACTCGACGATCAAAATACAGCAACAGCCAAGTGCTCGGACCAGGACGGACATGGCGTAATTTATCTAACATCCCTACTGGCACTCCATACGTTAGTCTCACCAAGTCGAGATGCGTCTGTCTCAAATGCGGACAGGCTCGCGTGGATCAGCGTTTTGAGTTCGACGAATCAACTTTGTCCGCACTGCGTACTTCGAGAACATCGCAAACAGCAAAAAATGATTGACAATCGCCTGCATGTATACGCAGGAAGAACTCGAGACAAAGATCCGCACGCTGGACTCCGAGATATCGGCGGCCATCGAGAGCGTTACGACCGACGGCACGAGCACCAAAGTCAATCTCAACGCTAAGAAAGCGGAGCGTGATCGCTACCTGCAAATGCTGCAAAGCCAACGCAGCAAAAGACCACCAACAGCACGCATCAACATTTGGGGTGGCTGATGGCAGGGTTACTAAATCGCATTCAGTCAATGTTCGGCTACGACGCTCTGGAACCGCAGGGACGTCGTAAGAAGATTAGCCGAGCAGTCTACCGAGAAGATTACCACACTCGCGGCAACAAGCATCGAGGATTGCAGGCAAGCTCTGCGGATCTCGTTCGCAATATGTCGCTCGCAGGGTGGATGGTTCGCCGTCACTTGGATTATGTCGCTCAGTTTGAGTTCCACGGAAGGAACGAAAACGAAGCAATCAATCGGCAGATCGAGACGCTGATGCTTGAGGATTCTCGGCCATCACGAGCCGACATCTCCGGCAGGTTTACTCGCGAAAAGCTATTCCGGCTTGCTGAAGCTCGCCGAGTGCTCGATGGTGACACGCTGCTAGTCAAGCTCCGCGACGGTCGGATGCAAGGTATCCAAGCGGATCTTGTGCGTGATCCGAACCGCATCCCGCAGAACGAGCAATGGATCAACGGAGTGCTGATCAACGGCTTTGGCCGTCCGCTCGCCTACGGAATCCACAAGCGTGACGGATACAGCAGCACTGAGTTCACTAGGCGAGTCAACGCGACGAATCTGATTCACTATGGATTCTTCGACCGTTACGCAGCCGACCAGGTGCGTGGCGTGTCACCGCTGGTATCGGCACTTAATCCACTGCGTGACGTTTACGAGAACTTCTCATTTGCACTGGCAAAAGCAAAAGTTTCGCAGCTCTTTGCGATGGCGTTCTACCGTGATTCACCGGACAGCGTGCTTCCGGTAGAAGCAGATCCAGAGCAGGGAACGATCGACGCAGATGGTGATTCGATCGAAGAACCTCGCGGCTTTCAGGCGTTCGTCAAATCGGACACCAGATACATCGACCTCAATCCAGGCGAAAAAGCCGAGGTCATCGAGAGCAAGCAACCATCAACGGAGTTTCAGAACTTCACGCAGTTGGTCTTGCAGGTGGCTTTGAAGTCACTGGACATCCCGTTCTCGTTCTACGACGAATCGCACACCAACTTCTTTGGCTCTCGTGCGGCGTGGCTTCATTACGAGCGAAGCTGCAAGGACAAGCGAGACGACCAGATCGAGATGCGTCGGAACTATACCCAGTGGAAGCTGCAAAGCTGGATCGCTGGTGGCCGGTTAGTGCTACCGACCAACATGCGTCAGTCAGACGTTTTGTTCGAGTGGGTGCCTCGCGGGATGCCTTGGTGGGACCCATCCAAAGAAATCAACGGCCACATCGCGGCCATCAAAGCAGGACTTGACACGCCGCAGCGGATCTGTCGGGCAACCGGTACTGATTACTTCGACAACGTTGATGCCATCAGTAAGGCTCTCGCGTATGCCGAGCAAAAAGGCGTGCCGGTTGAGTTCGCAATGCAGGAAGTCCAGCAACCCCAACAAGAGGACGCAAGCGAATGACACATCCAGAACTACCAGTCAAGGAAACGCTGTTCAGAGGTGCTCGTGCGACCGTAGACGAGCCAGTGCAGATCTCTCGCGTCGGCGGCGATTACAACGCAGGATTGCTGTCTGGCGTTTCGTTGATCGCTAAAGGCGAAGCACTCGGCCACGATATGTGGATCGACGAAGTGACGCTGATGCAGGTCGCGGAGTTCGCAAATCAGAGCAACAACGGCATCAAATCCCGTTTTACGCATCCAAGCATGTCAGCAGATGGCATGGGTCGCCACCTCGGCAGACTCAAAGACGTGCGAGTCGAAGGTGAAAAGGTCATCGGTGACTTGCACTTCGCTCAGTCGGCACACGCAACGCCGGAAGGCGACCTGGCCGAGTACGTCATGAAGCTGGCAGAAGAAGATCCAGCAGCAGCCGGTCTTTCCATCGTGTTTGAGCATGATCAGGAAGCCGAGCAGCAGTTTATGACTAAGTTCAGCAAAGATTCGTTCATGTCACCAGACGAGGACAACTTGCGGAACTTGCCGCATGTACGCCTGGCAAAGCTCAGAGCAGCGGACATCGTTGACGAGCCAGCAGCAAATCCCGAGGGATTGTTTGATCGCCAGGGATTAGCTCGAGACGTTGATGACTTGCTGACTTATGCAGCGGGATTCAGCGACACCAAACCAAAGGCTCTAGCGTTCGGCGTTGATGCCGATCGTGCGAGTCAGTTTTTGCGTCGATGGCTCGATCGCCATCAGTTTTCCATTGTTCCCCGTAACGAGGAGTTACCCGAGATGTCGGAGCAACCCGAAGTCGTGGAGTCCGTCACTTCGGATTCTGCACCCGTCGTTGAGTCGTTCACTCGCGAGGATTTCCTGTCTGAGTTGTCGGCTTACGTCGATCGCTTCGGATCGGAAAACGGCCAGAAATGGTTTAGCGAAGGAATCGAACTCGAGGAAGCACTTGGTCGCCAGTGCGAGATGCTTGCCGAGCAAGTCGAACAACTCAAGTCAGAGTTGAGCGAAGCTAAAGAGCAACTCGAAGCCGCAGCAAGCGTCGGTGAAGAACCGATTGATGTCGGCGAACTGCAAATCAATGACAAAAAGCGTTTGTCTGATTTCTTCAGCAACCAAAGCGAAAACTGATCAACCCAAAACAACCATTCCAGATAGAGGAAACTAACAATGGCATCTACTCCATTACCAGTAAGTGAATTAGTCAAAATCAACGATCAGAACGTCGCAGACGTCGAGATCAGCGATTTGCTCCGCGATGCTCCCGTACTTGCTGCAATGCCAGCAGTCGAAGCGAGCAACGGAACGCTTCATAAATACAACAAGCTCACCACTGAGCCGACTGTTGGATTCCGTTCTTTGAACGATGGCCGAGATCACGATTACACCGTCCGCACGACCGTCACCGAGACTCTACAGATTCTCGATGCTTCGTTCGACATGGATGCGGCAATCTACAACTCGGAACTGGCTTCGATGGAAGCTCGCAGCCATCTGCAAAGTGCGTTTGCAAAAGCTGAGCGTCAGATCTTCTACGGAACCAGTGCAAACGGTGACGCATCCGGCTTTAACGGCTTCTACAACAGTGCAGACCTCAATGCTCTCGCTGATGACATGGTGATCGACGGTGGCGGTTCAACCGTTGGCGCACAATCGAGCGTGTATCTAATCAGAGCGACACCTGATGCGACTGGCGTCGTTTCTGTATTCGGTAACAACGGCAATATCGACATCGGATCTGCTTATCAGTCGATGATCGAAGGAACCAGCGGAAGATACGACGCTTGGGTCGTTCCAATCGTCGCTTACATGGCTCTTCAACTCGGAAGCAAGTATTCCGCAGCTCGTATTGCCAACGTAGAAAGCTCGCTAACCGATGACAAGATCTACGAAGCATTGGCAGCGTTCCCAGCATCACTTCAGCCTACGCATATCTGCATGAACAGAAGTGCTTTGAAGTTGCTGCGAGCAAGCCGAACTGCAACCAACGCAACCGGAGCACCTGCACCTCGACCAACTGAAGTCGAAGGCATCCCGATCATTGTCAGTGATCAGATCGTGCAAACCGAAGCAGTGGTTGCCTAATGGCTTTACTCGATAATGCTCTCGCAGCACACGTTACGACGTTGAATGCTGCGGCTGGGGAAACCGTGACCTACAAGCGAGGATCGTCCACGGTGTCGATCACCGCAGTAGTCGGCCAGTCGCAGTTCGATGAAGTATCGACCACCGGAGAGATCCGGCCACTGTCCAAAACGGTGGACTTTTTGGTCAAGCCGTCAGTACTTGTCCTAAACAGTGCAACGGTTCTACCACAGCGAGGCGATCAGATCGAGAAAGCAGACGGAAGCGTTTATGACGTACTGCCAGGCACCGAAGGGACCGCGTGGCAGTATTCGGACGGTCGGAGAACATTCCTGCGAATCCATTGTGTGAAACGTGTCGCGAGCTAGTGACCTGCGTGATGCAGTAATAACGGAACTCAATACTCGTCTGACGGGACAAACCGTCGAGGCGTTTATCGTGCCGCATTACACACGCGAAGAACTAACAAGCGGATCGAAGATCGCAGTCCGGGTTGCAGAGCGTGAACTTGAAATAGACATGGGTCCAGATACACGCAACATCGTCATCGAGATCGGTGTTGTGGGTGTCACTCCGGCACTTACTGGATCTGTTTCAAGTGCGCACCGCTCGCAGGAAGTCGCAGCGTGCGACGTGTTCGATGACCTGATGGAAGAAATCATAGCACTCTGGTCACCAAACGGAGTGCTCTCGAAACGAACCGCTGGTTTAGCTGGCCATCGTTTCATCGGTATCGAACAGCCGATCATGTTCGATCCACAAAAGCTATACAGCGATGGCATTTGGCTTTCGCTAATTCGTTTGACTTACCAAGACACGACAGACGACTAACAGGAGTTTCCAATGGCGTCCGATTTAGATCGCGGAGCTTACGCAGGTAAGGAGACTTACCTGTATTACAACAGTGCAACCAACGCATCACCGACTTGGGTCGAGATGGAGCGTGTTAGAAACGTGCAGGTCAATCGCGGTGCTGCTGCTACCGAGGTGAACTTTCACGGATCATCGGCAACTCGTAATCATCACGCATACGAAGCCTTCAACGGTTCATTCGAGTATGTCAAGAAACTTGGCACCGATACCGTTTTCGCTGCACTCGAATCAGCTCGTGACAATCAATCAATTATCGAGCTGATTCATCTCAACGGTCCCGAGACTGTTGCACTTCCTGCTGCGGCAAGTGTCGGCTGGCGTGCTCCCGTAATCCTGACCGACTTTAGCGAAACGTCGAACGGCGGTGACAGCGTAGTGGTCACGATCAACTTTGCTCTTGCAGATGCCTACACAGCGGCAGGTGCTCAGGTTGATGTATCTGCCTACACCGGAACTGCGGCATAGCCATGAGTAGTTCAATCACATGCGGCGAACTAGCAGAACTCGCTTCTAAGCTGCCGGAAGGCGAGCTCAAGAAGTGGTGCGATCTGTCATCGGCTGGCGCGGCTGACCGGATCGTATTTGCTGACAGCGAAATGCTCTCGCGTTGTCAGGAAGCTGCTAGTTCGTCAACACAAGAGGGAGCAAAAAGTGAGAGCAAAAAGTGCAAAGTTTCAAAGACAATGAAGGACAAACCTGGAACGTCGCTTTAACGATCGGAAAGGTTAGACAACTTCGCGAAAAGCTCGGATTGGATCTGCTTGATACGCAGCATCACTTACAAGTGATGAACAGTCTGACCGATCGACTCGCGTTCGTTTTTCTACTTGTTGAGGAACAGGCAAAAGACCGAGGCATCGACGCGGAAGCATTGGAGCTTAGGTTTTATGGTGAGGGAGTTGCATCCGCTGCAAGTATGTCATTCCTAAAGGAACTAGAGTCTTTTTTCCGGAGGTTAGGTCAGACCGTTCAGGCTCGCCTAACCGCCAGCTCGATCGAGGCAATGGAAAAAGCTCAGCAACGGTTGGAAGATCTACTGAAAAGTGGGAAGGTCGATTCACTCTTAGAGCAAGCGACGAAGGAGATGGAGGAGATGATGCTTGGCGACGATGGCAATGGATCGCCGAGTTAGCAGCATTGGCCGGTCTCGATCCGTGGCCGTTTACCATTCGCGAACTGGACTTTGCAGCAGAAAGCAAGCTCAGAGCTGAATGGGATCAGACGGCAGAGATCTTGGCCATCAATGCAAACCTGCATGGCGGCGGTCGATATTCGCGTGACGACTTTCATCCGTTGCGAGAAAAGAAACCAAAGAAGTCCAGCGATCCGAGCAAGATATACCGCGAACTGATGGCAAAAGAGAATGGCAGGAACATTCCGCGTAACATTTGAGATGAAGAAGTTTTTCTTCGATCGAAAGGTTGTGCAGAACGCTGTCGATAAGCAACAGCGTCGCGCCATCAGTCGTTCTCTTGCATTTGTTCGTCGTCGTGCAAGATCTCTGCTACGTCGTCGAAAACGTGTTTCTGCTGCCGGAAGTCCTCCGAGCGTTCATAGCGACCCGGGATTAAAGACGATCCTTTTCGCATACGACATGCAAACGAAAGGCGGGATCGTCGGACCGGTTAAGCTGAATAAAGTCAGCATGACATCAACGGGTCCAGTTCCAATTCCTGGTGTGATGGAACTCGGCGGATCTCTGCGGATACAAGAAACGCAATCGAATACCGATGGCCGTTGGTATCGCAGAAACTTACGAAGCAAAATGCGACCAGGACAAAAGAAAAGAACCAGAACCGTTAAGTATCCACCGCGTCCGTTTATGGGTCCAGCGTTGGAAATGGAATCAGAGGCAGGCAATATCCTGTCACCTTGGTCGAATGTAGTAGGGAGTTAGCAGGTGGCCGGTAAAAGCATTAAAGCAGGCAGTGCGTATGTAGAGATCGGCATTAGAAGCCGCATTTCCGCAGGTGCAAAACAGGTAGCTGCTGATCTGAAAAACCTCGGCGGCAAAGTATCCGGCGTTGGCCGATCACTCGCTACGCTCGCCACTGCCGCAGCAGCACCGCTGGCCGGAATGACGCTATCTTTTGCTGCTGCCGGTGACAATCTCGACAAGATGTCAAAGCGTACTGGGATCGGTGTCAAAGCATTGTCGGAGCTGGCGTTTGCCGCTGAACAATCTGGCGCAAGCCTAGACAGCGTAGAAAAAGGCATCCGAGGGATGCAACGATCGTTGCTCAATGCAGAGATGGGTTCTAAGACTGCAACGGATGCTCTGTCGGCACTCGGTCTTTCGGTCGATGAATTGTCTGGCATGTCGCCTGAAGATCAATTCACGATGATCGCGGATGCCATTGGAGACGTCGAAGATCCAAGCAAGCGAGCAGCATTGGCGATGCAGTTATTCGGACGAGCCGGATCTGAATTGCTGCCGATGATAAGCGAAAATGCGGAAGGCATCGCAAACCTACGCAAAGAGGCAAACGAGCTCGGCCGCACGATGACCGCTGAGGATGCACAAGCAGCAGCGGAACTTACCGACGCAATGAACCGCGTCAAAAGCGTGTTTATTGGCGTCAAGAATCAGATCGGTGCAGCACTTGCACCAGCGATGACCTACCTCGCTGATTTGGTGTCGAGAACATCAAAAGCAGTCGTTCCGCTAATCCGCGAAAACGCTCACCTAGTTAAGTTGTTTGCCGTAGGTGCCATCGCAGTTGGTGGACTCGGTGCTGCATTGATGACGGTCGGCGGATTGCTGATCGGTGCAGGCATGGCCGTTGGTGTGCTTGCTACGGCCTTCAGTGTTTTGTTTTCCCCGCTCGGACTTGCCATTGGCGGTGTTACCGCTCTCGGTTTTGCACTCGTCAAATACAGTGACATCGGAAGCCAAGCTATTGACGCACTTAAAGCTAGATTTGGTCCACTGGTTGATGATGTTCAGAACGCAGTCGGTGCAATCATCGCTGCACTAAAAGCCGGAGACATTGAAAAAGCATGGGAGCTAGTCTCTGGCATGATCGAAATGATTTGGCTCGACATGACAGATGAGATCCGAGCCGCGTGGGTAAACATGCTCGAGTTCATTTTGAATACTGGCAGCACGATCGCAGAATCAATCGGCCAAGTATTCCAAGGACTTGCAAGCGTTCTCGAGACGATGATGTCTTACTACAAGAGCCTATATGACGAGATCTATAACGCAGTTCTTGATATTGGTGGAGAGCTTACTGGCGTACGCACGATCGGTGAACGCTCAAGCGGATTCGAGGCGAATCTAGGCGGCGTTGGATCGGCAGCACAAAGCGGCATTGACTCGCTCCGGCAGTTCGGCGTCGCGATGGAGGATGAAGCGCGAGGACGCAGAGAGCAACGCCAGCAACAACGAGACGAGGACGCGGCAGCAAGACAAGAACGTCGGCAGCAACTCGGCCAGCAGATGCAGCAAGAGTTCAAAGCCGCACAAGTGCAAGCGGACGAACGTGCAAAAGAGCAAAAGCGTCTAAATGATCAGATCAAGATTTCTGCAGAAGGACTGGAAGCACCAAGAGCAGGAAGAGCGGGTCCAAGCGGAACATTTTCTGCGTTTGCAGCATCAATGATCGGAGCTGCACCAGTTGAGCAAAAAGTAAGCGATCCGAAACTGCTTAACGAGCAAAAGAAAGCAGTCGGAGTTCTGCAAGACATTGCAAAGAACATCAAGAAGCAAAACGTACCGGCATTTGGAGCGTAAATAGTGGCATCTGATCTATACACACCGCTGACTCTGCCATCGGTTCTTGCGAGCTACACAGGCGGACCAGTCTACACCAACAACGGATGCACTATCAGAGAGATCGCATCGCGTGAAGGAAGCGACTCCGCCGGTGGGAGCACTGCTTCTATCACTTGGCGTGTTTCCGGTTCTGCTGATCCTACTGCTGGCCGAACGGCTCTGCTTAATCTCGGATTGAGTCCGCTAGTTGTCGGTGGTCCGATCGACAACATCTACGACGGACTAGGCATGTCTTCGCTTTCGCGTGAGCGTGTCGCCGATGAGGTTTGGGACTTCACCGCAGAATACAAGCAACGAGAGCCGGAGCCAGGCGAATACACCGTCTCAATCGACACGTCCGGCGGTCAGATCATGCAGACCTATGCTTACTCTGAAGCGAAGTATGTAGCGACTGGCGAAGTTGCACCTGGGATGAACAATGCTATTGATGTCCAGGACAACAAGCCACAAGGAGTGCAGCGTGTAATCCCAGCACTCAAGATCACGGTGCGAGCTAAGATCAAAACCGCCAACATCACAACGGTCGGCGGCGTGATGGCTTACGCTCAGGTCATCTCTGAACTGACTGGAACCGTCAACAATGCAACTGCATTCGGACAGTTCGCAGCCGGCGAGCTTCTGTTTACTGGTGCGAGTGGTGACATCATCGCGGAAGATCCGAGCTTGCAGTTCAACTTCTTAGCATCCAAAAACGTTACCGGTCTGACTATCGGCAGCATCACAGGCATCGCTAAGAACGGCCACGATTACATCTGGTTCTCGTTCAAGAGTGACAAGGACGCAACAACAGGACTGCAACAGAGCAAGCCTCGAGCCGCATACGTTAACCGGATCTACGGTGAAGCCGATCACTCGCTGCTATACATCGGAGTCTAAATGGATCTCAAAGCAAAAGCCGGCGATCCGATCACCGCGACGTTTATGAATCGGATCATCGACCGATTGCCTGCCGAGGCATCTGGGTTCGGTGTTGGTGGTTTAGGTATGTCTCGGACGATGGTACGAGTGTCCAACAGCAGCGGAGCTAATCGAGACGTCGGTGAGATTCTTGCGTTGTCTGCATTCGGCGGAAGCACCGCGTCCGCATTTGATGCAAACGATTCTTTGGAGTTGGTTGGATCTGCTCCAGTGTGGCATACATCGATCGACACCATTGGCGTGTGTGCGGAGCCTATTCCGACAGGCGAACAAGGCATGGTTGTTGTCAGTGGACTTTGCCTAGTAAAGCTCACGGCGGCCATCGCAAGCCTTGAGACGCACGTTTTTATTGATCCAACGACTACCACTGAAGCGAAGCCAAGTTACAGCGGATTTGCCAAGATACTAACAACGCTGACTCTTGATGATGCGACTGAGATGGCGTTCGTCATGCTCGGCCAAGAGCAGAATCTTTGGAGGTATGAATGCACTGGCGCGAGCTCTGCTCCGAGTGCTACCAGCGTGACACTAAAAGATCGCCGAGGCAATACATACGGAACGGTCAACATGCTCGACCCGTTGTCGATCATGAGCGACCAGACGTCCGGTGACACTGGATGGTGCATCCAGTGCGGTAACGAGTTTGAAGCAATCCAGGCACCTTGCACATGAACCGCAGAAACCCGCAATGCTGCTGCGACGTCACTGGCTGCTGCGAACTTCAGGTCGTCAAACCTCTGCCGGTCAGAACTGTCGATGGCGGTGGCAACGTAAGCTACAGCGATACCGCGTGGAATGCTTCATACGTTACTGGGATAAGCGGGACGGATAACACCATCCCAGCTAACACCACTGTGACTATTTCAGTGCCGATCGGATGCACAGACTACGTTGTCGATGTCGAGGTGCTTGATGATGCAGGTGGGAACGTCACAAACAGCAGTCCTGGACTTACGATCAAGGTCGGTGACTGCTTGCAGGTATCGAATGAACTGCGAGCTACGACGCCAGCGGAGCTTTTCGGAGCGAGTTATACATCGGACGTAATACAGTACCCAACTCTGTTTTCGCAACATGAAGTCGAAACAATGAGCCGAGGGTCCATTTCTCCGGGATCTTACACGCAACCTTTTTACGGTGAATATTACGCGGCGTATCGGTTCTATGAAGTTTTTGCTGATCAGGTCATGGAAAGCGGAACTTACGGATATCAGCAACCACCTTACAGATCCGATGTGTCAACATTATTTGGTAAAGTTGCAGCAAGTGATCGACTGCCACATGATGCCGGAGGATTAACGGTTCAGATAACCATTGAAACCGGAAACGACGCAGTTGAAATTGGATTGATACAGGTTCACTCTGGCCATCTATCCTGTTCATCAATCAATTCATTAGACGGTGTCCCAAGCGGTACCGGATGCTCAGGAGACGATCCCGTTTACACTGTCACAGATCCTGCATCTTTAGTGACCAACAACGCGACCAGCACACAAACATCATCGATGTCGGGAACCGTTCAATCTAGTGGTTCTTGCGGCAGTTCCGGATGCACATACACATACTCGACATCATTCAATTTCAGTCAGTGGACGGGTAATCATCAATGGGATCTTTTTTGGTACGATCTCGCTGGTTATCAACCTAATCCTAGTGGTTCAAGTTTCATCGACGAAGGCAGCAGTGCATCTGCCGCAAAAGAAACAAGCCTTTTGGCATATTTAGCAAAATGTGCTTCCCATAGTTGGACTCATGCCGATCGTTTAGTCGATTGGCGTGCGTTTGATTGGATAGAGCCGGAATTAAATAGCGCGACGTATGCAATAAGCCATACACTGTCTATCACGGGTGGATGCAATATCGTTGCTGAAACCCAAGCCAATATTACCGCGGACCTAGATACTATTCGTGACGATAGAATCTATCCGGCAGGAGGTCCGTGGTTTGCTGGACAATATGCTGTTGACAGTTTTCCTTGCATTGAGCCTAGTTGGTGTACCGGCGATCCGCAGCAAGTGTGGAAAAACATCCAATACACTGCATATCCTCCGCCTAATTATTTAGCGAGAAACTGCAAACCAATACTGACGGAAACAGCAGTATCTAACTTCTGGAATCTAAGTGGATCTTTTTCATATCCAGTCGCGAAAGGAAGTGCGACCGTCGCTAGAGCGTGGAACTTCACGAGATCCGCAATACTAAGCCAAGCAGCTATAAATTGCAGTTGGACATATTCACGAAACCTTGTGGATGTCGATGTCGATGAAGATGCAACGATTAAAAAAATTCCGTATTACTCCGAAACAGATTTAAATCAGGTTTATATCGGCGGAAAAAGTTTCTTTCAGCTATCAACGCGAGATAACCATCTCAAAAACTTGCAACTTTATATTGCTGATGAGGCATCAACATTCTCTGCCACAAACGGCGTCGTGATGAATTACACGGCTGTAAATTTTTCTACTACACGACCAGACTACGCAACGTGCGGTTGTGCTTGCACAGCTAGTGAATTGTTTCAAGATGACATGATAGGCATTCCAATATTTCCTAGTGGTTTTTGTGGTTATTATCACAGGTGGATGGAGTTCACAGACGGAACGGATACTTGGTACGTTAAGTGGTTTAATACACATCCGTACAATCTTACAAACTGGGATTTCTTATTTCGTCGTGCGAGCGATTGCAAGGAGATCGAGTTCACAGGCGTCAGCAACGCTCTCCCATCGACAAGTGGATCGGTCACAAAGACAGCGACCAACTCAAACTCCGATACACTATCGATTGACGTGCTGGCATGATCTGCGAATGCGGTGCTACCTTTAGGCGATTGCATCCCGATGAAAACCATTGCCGATGCGGTGCAATCTACGATGGCCAAGGCAACGAGATCGGCCAGCGTCAGCGGACGCTAAAAGTTCAACGAGAACAGCCAGCACCGAAGAAGCCGGAGAACGTCGGAACGGCTCTCGCGTCATTAATTCCAGATTGGGCGGTAGCCAACAAGGAAGGCTGCGGATGCCGCGACTTCGAAGCAAAGATGAACCGCTGGGGAATCGCTGGATGCGTCGGCGAGCACTATGACGAAATCATCGAGCACCTAGTGAAGCAAACGGATAATCTGATTCCGTTATTCCGTAAGATTCCGGAGTCAGGACGGCGAGCAATGGCAAAGAAACTGCTAAATATGGCGATCGAGAAAACGAAAAAAAGTATCTGATCGGTGTTGACTCGATCTTGCGTGATCCGTATCTTTGCAAACGTCACGCACCATTTAACGAACTTTTCAGGTCTTTGACCTACCCCGGCACTGGTGCGTGACAGCTAAAGTGAACCGGGGTTTTTTTATGTTATGGCTAAAGGAGAGCAAACCAATGCCAGCTACAAGTAACGGTTCTACGAACGGATTAACTAATAGAATTTCGGATCTGTTGAACGGCAAAGCAAACGGCAAAGATCAGGTTCAGCTAAAGCGGATCAATCGTTGCATCGTAGATGTGTCGATCAGAAGCACCTCGCCGATCATCATGCACAAGTGGAGCGAGAAAGCAAAGCTCATGATTCGCGAGAAGCAGCAGAAAGGCAAAAAGACCAAAGACCGAGAACTGCGTGATCCTGAAGCAGAAGCTCAGAGCTGCTTGCATCTTACAAGCATCGACGAAGTAGGCATTCCGGCAGTCGCTATTAAAGCCGCGATGATTAATGTGGCGCACAAAGATCTTGGCATCGAAAAGACTCTAGTGCGTAAGTCGCTGTTTATCAAATGCGAAGATCCAAGCGGCGTGATTCCGTTCTCGGAAGCGACTGATCCGCATATCAGAGAGGACGTTTGCCGAATCGGTATGGGTAGCACCGATCTCAGGTACCGTCCACAGATTGACAAGTGGAAAGCGGATCTTTCGTTCGAGATAGACGCGGAGCTTTTGCAGGTGTCCGATCTTCTCGTTTTGCTTGAGCGTGCAGGCTTCGGTGCTGGCTTGCTTGAATGGCGTCCAGAGAAAGGCGGAGAGTTTGGACGCTTTGAGCTAGATACCGATATCGCAGTGGACGCTAGACAGATTTAAGCCTTTTTCCAAAAGCATGGTTTCGTTAAGCGGCTCAGCGTCAGCCGGCTTTATGCGAGTGTATTTGGTAGAGCATTACATAAGCATAAACATAAGCAACGCTGGGTCGGTTTGGTGAGGTGAGGTGAGGCAGGTGAGGTCTGGTTGGGTGAGGTCGGGTAAGGTGCGGTGCGGTGAGGTGAGGCAGGTGTGCTGGGGTGCGGTTCGGTTTGGTTCGGTTAGGTCGGGTTCGTTTCGGTATGGTAAGGCAGGTGAGGTTCGGCATGGTCTGGTAAGGTGCGGTCAGGTGAGGTCTGGTGCGGTTTGGTGAGGCAGGTTCGGTGGGGTTTGGTGTGGTGGGGTGAGGTCAGGTGAGGTCTGGTGGGGTGAGGTGAGGCAGGTAAGGTCTGGTAAGGTGCGGTCAGGTCCGGCATGGTCTGGTAAGGTGTGGTGAGGCAGGTATGGTTAGGTCAGGTACGGTGTGGTGGGGTTAGGTTGGGTGAGGTTAGGTTTGGCATTTACTAAAAGCACAAAAGGAGAGCAAATGAAGATTACAGATATTAGATGGAAGAATAACGCGAACACCGGCGGAGTGTCCGCTTCGGACGCATACAACGCGATTGAGCAGATCCGGCATGATTGCGGTGGTGAATTGTCAGCGGATGACGTTCTCGAAAAGGCAAGACGCAAGACGCACGTCCTGCATCCAGTCTTTGAATGGGACGACACGAAAGCAGCGGCAGAGCATCGCAGGACGCAAGCAAGGACGCTTCTGCGGTCTATCGAGATCATTTACGAAGAACGGCCAGAGATGCCGGTTCGCTCGCATCAGATCACGGTGCAAAAGAAACGCGGCGACGAAGAAGGCAAGACTCTATATACCACTACAGAGAAAGCGTTTTCTGATCCAGCAACGCGGGATCTGCTGGTAGCTAAAGCGATACGAGACGCGATGCAGTTTCGTCGTCGGTTCCAGGTGCTTAGAGAACTGCAACTGATCTTTGATGCGATAGATAAGACTGTCGATCAACTGGCCGAACAACTAGAGAGCGTAAAAGACTAACCATCACACATTTTGAGAAGGAGAGCAAAATGACACGAGAGCGAATATTTGGAAGCGATACTGAGTTCTGCGAATGGATGCGAAACTGTAAAGATTTGCCATCCGTCGGTCGGGACTTTGGACTATCAGCATCAGATAACGATGTAACGCTGCATCGATACATGACCTCGGTTGACCAGCAAGGCACCAGAGAAGTCCAGGCATTGATGCAGATTGAGGTAAAGACTCGCAGAGGCAAGCCGACGACAGCTCAGATGGATACGCTGTCAAAGCTAAATATGTTCTGCGGCCAGAAAGACACTAATCAAGGAGTGGTCAGGTTTTTCGGTGTTTTTCTCTTGGTTATGTCAGGAGTCGATCCAGATTCGTCCGAGTATATGTGGTGGGGAGTGATCCCAAAGGGACTTATTGAGTCGGACGCGGCAAAGATTGAGTGGCACCAGATCGACAAGCAAAAGCTGATTGAGTTGATGCGGTTTGATCGTCATCCGCGAAATCTAAAGACGCTTGCATTCAGGCGTCATCATGCGTCCAGGACAATCTACGAGCAGCAGCAGACGCCGCTCGGTTTTGATGTTTGGAAACCAGTAACACACAGATCATGAGGAAGTTGAAGCGGTGGGGACTTACAGCGAGTTTATAAACAGCAAAAGGAAGCCAGTGCAGTTGTGCGGTTTTGATCCAGTCGGGGATCTCAACAAGCATCTATTCGACTGGCAAGCTGTCATTGTCGAGTGGTCGCTCAAACGTGGCCGAGCTGCATTGTTTGAGGAATGCGGACTTGGCAAGACGCTACAGCAGCTAAGTTGGGCCGAGCAAGTCGTCAAAAAGACTAACAAGCCAGTAGTGCTGCATTGTCCGGTCGGAGTGCGACAGCAAACAAAGTCAGAGTCGGAGAAGTTCGGCATTGATGTCGATGTTCGGATCGCAAATAAGCAGTCAGATGTCGTGACCGGCATCAACCTTGTCAACTATGAAAAACTGCATCACTTCGATCCGAGCACGTTTGCTGGTGTTGTTTTAGATGAATCAAGCATTCTTAAAAACTACACGGGAAAGATCAAACGACAATTAGTTGAAAGCTACGCAAAAGCGAGATACCGATTAGCTTGCACAGCGACTCCTTCGCCAAACGATCGAATGGAGCTTGGAAACCATAGCGACTTCTTAGGTATCATGCCATCAAATGAAATGCTTTCGCGGTGGTTCATCAACGACACAATGAAAGCTGGCGGCTATCGACTCAAAAAGCATGGCGAGAAGGACTTCTGGAAGTGGGTTTCATCTTGGGCGGTATGTGTAGGAAAGCCAAGTGATATCGGTGGTGAAGATACCGGATTTGATCTGCCAGAATTGCATATAAAACGACACGTAGTAACAGCCGATGAGCATGTCGCACCCGATGGAATGCTCTTTAATACGAGTGGGTTATCAGCAACTAATATTCACGAAGAGAAGCGATTGACATGCGAGTCACGAACACGGAAGGCAGCGGAAATTGTCAACGCAGAAGATGAAATCTTCATTGTGTGGTGCGATACAAACTACGAAGCGGATAGCTTGCGAGAAAAGTTGCCGGATGCAGTAGAAATTCGTGGAACTGACAGCGAAAAAAAGAAAGAGCAGGTTTTCTTGGACTTTGCCTGCGGTGAGATCAAAACGCTAATAACTAAACCAAGCGTAGCTGGTTTCGGCATGAATTGGCAGCACTGCCATAGGCAGATATTCGCCGGACTGAGTTATTCATTTGAGTCCTATTATCAAGCCGTTCGCAGGTCTTGGCGATTTGGTCAGGTTAAACCAGTTACCGTCGATATAGTTTTGTCTGACAGCGAATCAGCTATTGAATCAGCAATAGCCACGAAGGAATCAGATCATTTTTTAATGCAATCAGGCATGGCAGATGCAATGCGAGGAGCAAATCTAAAAGAGCTTGCAGACGATCTATCATTAGCAAAGCATTCGGAATCAGTGGAGATTGAATTGCCTAACTTTTTAAAGCGAAAGGAAATCAAATGCTAATAAAGACAGACAGTGGAGAAAATTGGACTTTATATAACGGAGATAGTTGCGTTGTTCTTAAACAAGTCCCTGAGGAGTCAATTGATATGATCATTCATTCTCCTCCGTTTTCGTCTTTGTATATATACAGCGATAGCGAGAACGATATGGGTAACTGCACATCAGACGAGGAGTTTTTTGAGCATTACCGATTTTGCATTGAGGAGCTTTTTCGCGTTTGTGTTGCTGGTCGAGTTTGCGTCGTCCATTGCAAAGACCTTCCACGTTATGCAAATGTTTACGGAACAACTGGATTGATAGACTTTCCTGGTGCTTGCATTCAGGAATTCGAGCAGGCTGGCTGGGTATTTCATTCGAGAGTTACTATCTGGAAGTGTCCAGTAACCGAGCGTGAGAGAACAAACAACAACGGACTTCTGCACAAAACCGTCAAACGTGACACGTCACAAGTTCGGCAAGGGATGGCGGATTATCTTTTAGTATTCCGCAAGCCATCATCAGAAGGATTGATGAGCGATAAGCCAGTTATTCGAAAAAGTGGATTTGACAGATATATCGGCCAAGCTGGATCATCAAACAATCAGCATCCTTCGCCGTTTTGCAGAAAGACATCTTCGGCAGATCCTTCTATTGATATCTGGAGAAGATATGCAGAACCAGTTTGGTGGGATATTAACCAGACTAACGTCTTGAATTTTAAAATGGCAACGACGGATCAAGACGAAAAGCATATCTGTCCACTTCAGCTCGATTTAATAGAAAGAGCTGTCGATATATGGAGTAATCCAGGCGATGTGGTGTTATCACCTTTTGCAGGCATTGGATCTGAAGGTGTCGGGTCACTTAGAGCTGGGAGAAAATTTGTAGGCATTGAGCTGAAAGAAAGCTATTTCAATGCCGCTGTCGGATTTTTACGGTCCGAGGAAAAAGAGCAGAATGTTCCTGCTCTGTTCTAGTCACTACAAGGAGAGCATGATGCTAATTTTGACAAGAAAAGAAGATCAAGGAATCGTCATTGAGATGTGTGGAAAAAAGATAGAAGTCGTCGTAACAAGGACTGACAGCAACAAAGCAAGGATCGGAATTAAAGCACCGCTTGAAGCTAACATTGTGAGAGCGGAATTGCTGAATAAGCCAAGCATCGCAGATCCTACGTCGTGCTGATTTTTTGTAGAAGTGGAATCAGGCTCGCACACGGCGTAGGTAATGCGATGGCAAAAAAGACAAGTTGCTGCAATCACTGCGGCAGGCAAACAAAAAACACAATCTGCGACGGTTGCAGATGTGTAACGTGCAGACGATTAAAAGTATTGTGTGAGTGCAATGGAAGCAGAAACAAAAGAAAAACTGCCGGAGTATCTATTGAGAGCCGAGGCGGTCAGAGCGGTAGTGTCGAAGATCACAAATGATCTGATGGAGTTAAACAGCGAAGAGCATGTTCTGAAAAGACAGGCGATAAAGCGAGAAGATTTCGAAGCTGCCTTACGTCACGCAGAGAGAGCGTCGGCTTTTTACGATTCATCTAGAATCGCTTTCGATTATATCAAGAGAGGACTGTATTGATGCTGTTTGCAATTATTGGAGTCGGTGTTATCGCACCGTTTGCACTGGCGATGGCATTGCTACTGTCGATGCAGTCAGATGCGGATCTAAGAATCAAAGAGATACGCCAGATCGCGGACGACTGGCAAAAGTACCTGGACAACTTTGACACGGGATCAAATTATGACATTCGACATGGATCTGCTGTTTCAAATATTATCGCCGATGATCGTCATACTTATCGCCGTTTCGATGATGTGCTGGCTCGCACCAAGTGATGAGGATATGGACTGATGACATTAGTGCTACGAGGCGAAAGACGAAGAAGTTTTGAACCGCAGTGGGAAATAACTAAACAGCAAAACAATCTGCCGGACGATCCGAAGGCAGATGTATACGGCAAACAAGGTGACATTATGCTGATGTGCTTGCGAGCCTATGAAAAAGGACGTCAGGACGAAGCATCGGACTGGCTCGAGATCGTCAACGAGATGCGTGCTGCCGGTCGGGTCGGCAGTGCATACGATGTTAAATCTTCAGGAGAAAAGGAAGATGAGCGAATTGATAGAGGTGCTTGATGATGGTGCCGCGGTGGATGTCACAGCGAGCAAAGATGCAGAGACGGCATTATCAATCGTCGAAGCTGATACCAAGACATTCGAGCTTAAGCAGAGGGAAGCTAAACTGCTTTCTTCATCGTCGCTGGTGCCGAAACAGTACCAAGGCAACATCGCAGACGTGGTGGTCGCGATGAATATGTCGAAGCGTATGAATGCAGATCCGCTGATGGTTATGCAGTCGCTGCACATCATACACGGAAAGCCTGGATGGTCGGCACAATTCCTAATTGCGAGCTTCAACGCTTGCGGAAGGTTCGGTGCTATCTATTACGAGTTTAGCGACCAGAAAGACGAGTGCGTGGCCATCACGACGGAGCTAGCCACTGGCCGAGAAATCAGAGGTCCGAAGGTTACGCTCGAGATGGCCAAGAATGAGGGATGGTCAACGAAGTCAGGAAGCAAATGGAAAACGATGCCGGAGCTGATGCTTCGCTATCGAGCTGCCGCATTCTTGATCAGGACGACAGCACCAGAGATCGGATTGGGACTTTACACAACAGACGAACTAAAGGACATCAGCGATGCCAGCTAACCTAAACAAAGTGCAAGTTATCGGAAACGTTACCAGGGACGTTGATCTTAAACGGACGCAAGGCGGAACTGCCGTCTGTGACATCGGGATCGCAGTAAACGAGAACAGGAAGGATGCGAACGGACAATGGCAAGAGGAAACGCTGTTTTTGGATGTTACTCTCTGGGGACGCAACGCAGAGATCGCGGACGAGTACGCAGGCAAAGGTGCATCTGTCTACGTCGAAGGACGGATGAAACTGGAAGCCTGGACAGATCCGAACGGATACGAGAGGAAGAAGCTGAAGATCATCGGGGATCGCTTGCAGTTACTTGGTGGAAGATCGGAAGCAAAACAGCGTCCGACGCCAGCACCAGCAGCAAAGGCACCGATGGCAGATGACTTCCCATTCTGAAATGCCGAATGATCGTTGGCACATGATGCGAATCAAGAAGGCTCAAAACATTGATGATCTTCGTGAGTGCATCTTTGAGATCGATTACGACAAGTGGGAAGAAATGGAATGGACACTGGACGAAGCAAAGATGAACCGAGTGCGGAACTACTTTGCTTTCCGGTGCATGTCTTTAGGTATCAGAACCAGCGAGGTGACAAGTGGCCGGTGATTGGATCAAGATGAGGATCGACCTAATGGAAGATCCAGCCGTCATGCAAATGGCGGATGAACTAGGCGTCAGGGAAGAGGCGATCGTAGGCTACTGTCACGCTCTTTGGTCGTGGGTGTCACGCCAATGTCACGCTGATACCGTGACAGGTGTCACGCTAACGTCGCTCGGACGTCGTATAAATCTCCCCGGCTTTCCGGAGATGATGTGTGACGTGGGTTGGTTGGAGTATGACGACACTGGCGATCGTCCGGTGATCAGAATCCCTAACTGGGACCGTCATTTATCGCAAAGTGCGAAAAAACGGGGAATTGACGCTATTCGGCAGGCGAAACGTCGCCAAAGTGTCACGCAAGTGTCACGCTCGACTTGTGACAAAAGCGTGACCAGAGAAGAGAAGAGAAGAGAAGAGAAGAATATATCTCTCTCCACCCATGCGGAAGGATTTGCAGACGAATGGAATCGCTGGTGTGAGTTCCGGTTCTCAGTGGACGGACGGAAGATCCCAGAAGTCCAAGCTGACGCGGTGCTGATGGAACTGAACCGCCGAGGACCGGAGAAGGCGAAGCGTGATATCGACTTCTCTATTCAAAAAGGAGCCAGATCAATATTGGACTCAGATCGCGACTTTGATAAACAACGCAATGCCGGCAGCACAAAGGAAAAACTGAGGATATGAACGCAACGGATGCACGAGCGGAGCTTGGCCGCGTTCTAACGGCGTTTCCGAGCTACAGGCAGTGGTTGGAAGGAACCGACCAGCCGAACACGACTCTGGATCTTTGGTGCAACATGCTGGCCGATTGTGACGCCAGCGATGTCGCCGAGGTCGTCTCCGAGATTGTGGCCGGTAATTTAGATCCCGTCGGAAGATATGAAAAGCCGGACGCATTGCCGAAGAACATCAAGCGAGAAGCCAATGATCGTCGATTCAAGCGACAATCGAAGCAGACGCAGCAAGAGAACTATCACGGCCAGAGCCGAGGAGCGATGGCAGCAGTCAAGAAGATGCGGACTGGATACTGGAGCATCACGCTCGGATCTTGGGTTAAGCAGGGAAAAATAACCAAGCAAGAGAACGATGTGATGCTCGAGGAGCTACTTGAGTGGGACAGGAACGTCATCAACGGCATCGAAACGGAGAAGCCGGACTGGATGATTGATAATTGATTCGACACAGAGAGCAAGGAGCAAAAGAGATGGACATGATCGTGGCAGCAATACTCGCAGCGATGCCACCAACAGGAACGAGCATCGAGCCAGCGGCTCAAGCACACGCTGAACGGGAAGCTAGGCTGATGGCTGATCGCGGGATCGTGGCTCACATCCTCGGACCAGCGGACGGAGCTGCGTTCTCTGGCGTCGGAGCATCGACACGTAGCGAGCCATCAACCTGCCTACCGTGGAACTTTGGCAACTCAGCCAGAACGGTGATCGCGGATGCGATTGTGAAAGGCAAGGACGGAAGGAATTACAGGTCAAGGCATTGGAAATGAGCAAACAAATCACATTTGGAAGTCTGTTTGCTGGGATCGGTGGCATTGATTTGGGTTTTGAGCGTTGCGGCATGAAATGTCGGTGGCAAGTTGAGATAGACAAATATGCCAACAAAGTTCTCGAAAAGCATTGGCCAAACGTTGAGCGATGGGGAGACGTTCGCACATTTCCTCCCGACAGTAGCAGTAAATGGAAAGTGGACGTTATGGCTGGCGGGTTTCCCTGCCAAGATATTTCAGTAGCAGGGAAAGGAGCAGGCTTGAATGGAGAACGGTCAGGGTTGTTTTTTGAAATCGTTCGCGTGGCTCGACAACTCAAACCCAGAGCAATCGTGTTGGAGAACGTCTCAGCACTCCTTGTTCGAGGAATGGGAGCCGTACTCGGAGAGTTGGCCGAGATCGGGTATGACGCAGAATGGCACTGCATACCGGCTGCCGGAGTTGGTGCGCCTCACAGACGTGATCGGGTGTTTATCATTGCCTACGCCAAACACAATGGATCACACAGGGACGGGAAGAATGAACAAGAACGCGAACGTGAAGAAATGGAAAGGTGTCAATTCTCTCGGTGGGATGGCATCGACCGGAATGTGGCCGACTCCGACAACAAGCAACGCAAAAGGAGCGAGCAAGAAACGATTCGCGGGGAGTCCATATTATCGAGGCAATTTAGACGAGGCTGTGAGGACATCGGAGAGCAGTGGTCAACTGAACCCGACGTGGGTCGAGTGGCTGATGGGGTTCCCTCTCGGGTGGACAGACTTAGAGGACTAGGCAATGCAGTAGTGCCGCAAGTTGCGCAAGTAGTGGGAACAATGCTGCTAGAAAGATTGGAGCGTGAATAATGAGCAGGCCAGCACTGAACTGTCCAGAGGCGTACCACATCGAATATCTGTATCGAAAAGGGTACGGTGCAACGCGAATAGCGGAACTTGTGAACCGCTCTAAAAGCTATATGGAACGATCACTAAGAGGATGTCCGACGTCTCCGTCACTCGCTAAGTACGTCGGCAGATTGTCAAACGGAATCAGACCGAAAAAGCAACTGGCTCTAGGATGGCACCACTTACACGAGAATACTTGATCAGTCGTGGCACTTGCTGCGGCCACGGGTGCCGCAACTGTCCCTATAAGGAAGAAAAGATGGACGATCCGATCTACGTTGCAACAATACCGTTTGACCTGTCAAACAATAACGACGGTCAAGGACGAGCATGGTATCGAACGGCAGCAGTCAAAAAGGCAATCACTGATCAGCTAGCACGCCAGGGAATGCACCGCGAGCCGTTCGAGTTTCCGGTTCGCGTTGTTCTTACGAGGATACTCGGACCGAAGCAAAAGCTATGGGATGCGGATTCTGTTCTGCGGGGATCAGCTAAACAACTGATTGATAGCTTGGTTGATGCCGGATGGTTTGTTGATGATGGTCCAAACTACATCACGAAAATGGATGGACGACAAGACAAGACAAGGCGGTCGGAAGGTCCGGCTGTTCTGATAGAAATATTCAAGGATGGTGATCATGACACATTACAATCAGCACACGTTTAGTGAGGAGCAAGCACTTGAGCGGCTACCGCACGAGCCGACGCAGGAAGAAATTAAGGCGATGTGTGCGGAGATCAGAAAAACATGGTCACCAGCAACGAGAAGATCACGCCGAGTGATCAACAATCAGATTCCGAAGGTAGCGGAGGTCAACGAGCCATGGGTAATCCAAGAACTCCCCTTACCACAAGATCAGCCGCTAAACAGTTGGGTGTAAGCCAGCAAACAGTACGCAACTGGATTGCGTGTGGAATGCTCAGAGGTTACATCGTCCCAAACGGCTCTCGTGCTTGCATAAGAACCGATCAGCAAGCGGTAGATGAGTTCTGGGAACGCTACTCAGGACAATCAGAGACAGCCAAGCAAACGAGCAAAGCATAAGTTTGACGGATGCCAATCGCGTGTGAGACTCAGTGCAAGGAGTCGAGCCGGTGGCAAAAAGAAAAGACAAACCAAACGTCGTCCGCGAAATGCTGCGTGACTATCCAGACGCGGACACTCGCACGCTGGCAAGGCTGCTTCATGAGAAGTATCCACACGAGTTCAAGTCAGTGGAAGTCGCCAGGACTCGGCTGCGATACCAGCGAGGAGCGGTTGGAAAAAAACAGCGAGAACAGCTAGTCGATGACGAACACGTCCGCGAACACGGCAAGCACAAGACGATCGTCTTTCCGAAAGGACTCAAACAGGTACAGAAGCCGGTAAAGATCCGCACGCCTGGCAAGTACCTGGTGCTTTCTGATCTGCACGTCCCCTATCACTGCGAGAAAGCACTGGAATCAGCTCTGCGAGCAGGAATCGACGCTGGATGCGAGCATCTGGTTCTCAATGGCGACTTCATGGACTTCTATCGCCTGAGCCGCTGGGATCAAGATCCTCGAGCCAGGAATCCAGAGGACGAACTGAAGATCGGTGCCGAGGTCATTGGCGAGCTAAACAAGCACTTCGGGCCGGACTCGGTTCGCGTGTTCAAGGTAGGCAATCACGAGCAACGATATCACAGCTACCTCTACCAGCGTGCGCCAGCATTGGTGGGAATGGAGGACTTCCGGCTCGATCGCATCCTGCCGCTGAAAGATCACAAGTGGAAGTTCATCCAGTCCAAGCAGGAATACCATCTCGGCAAGCTGCCACTGCTACACGGCCACGAGCTACCCAGGGGACTGACTGATCCGGTGAACATCGGACGCGGCGTTTACCTGCGAATCGCCGGAACTGCGATGGTGGGCCACTGGCATCGAACAAGCACGCACGTCGAGACAACCGGAATCGACGAGCGACTGGTGCCATGTTACTCGCTCGGATGTCTCTGCGACCTGAAGCCAGAGTACGCAACGATCAACAGGTGGAATCACGGCTTTGCCATCGTCACTGTCG